TTTTGATTTCGGGTTTTTTCGACTTCGGCGTTTTCCGACGAGCTTCTTTCTGACGCGCTTGCGCGCTGACGCGAGCGAGCCTTGCGCACGCTTTTCCGCGAGCCTTTTTTTCAAACTTGAAAACCAGAGCGCCACACACAAGTGTTAAGTTGTTGAAAACAAAACACTTACACTAACACAAACTGTGATTGTGCTTCATCAACGACAGTTAGAGTTGTGACTTCCGCTGACACTTCGCACACGACTCGAGAAACAACTTGTCATGCACACAGAACGTGCGATAGTAACCGACAGGTTTGTAGGTTCTGTGATGACGAATCCAAGTTTCGGATTGAGGTTCGCAAAACTTAATCGCTTTGCGTAAGCCATCCGACACACGAATACCCTCTTGCTTCTGAAAACGCAAGTGTGCCTGATGCAACACAGACGCGAGATTTAGCTTAGACAAGCTACACCTCCATTTTCACACGTAAGTAGCGACCTTCACATAGCACACAACCGTTGATTGTAGCGTAGCTTAGCGTAGCTACCTAACGATTCCAACCTTGGCAAGCAATTCAGCCAATTGGCTTGGATTCGCAGCGATCGCAGGACTCAAAGCAAGGATTTCTCTGAGACGTTTCAGCTTCAGTGCATCCTCGCGTTGCGCCTTTTGCACCTTGGCCGTGTTGCGCTGGCGCCGGATCTCGGCCACCCCACGCTCAATGATGTAGTGCAGCGCATCATCAAACGTTTGATGTTGGCCTTCATCCACCTCAGCGCACACAGCGTTAGCGTCGTTCACTTCGAGCGTGACAGTGCATTCCGCCTCAGTGCGCGTTTCAACGATTTGCGTGTTAGTCGTATTCTCAGTCATAGCATTCTCCTTGTGTGTGCGGTTATGCACCGCCTGACAGGTTGTGTGCTATGTGAAAATCGCTACCATGCTAGCACGCGATTTGCGCCGCGTGTTGCGTCAGCACGCCTAACACTACGCGTGCTACACTACTAGTGTAATCGTAAGCGAAACGTCAATGGCACGGCTTGCCCCCGCCGGGGGCTAAAATCGAATTTGAATTTGAATGTGTATTAGCCACTCAAAAAATTTTTTCTACATCTGGTAGAATATGGCTGTGTCGGGAGTGGTAACAGTGTTACCACTTACGAAGTAAGCCTGTCGGGCCGCTTTGCGCGCGACCGTAGGTGTTGTTACACGGTAAAATAAAACTTGTTGCGTAGCACTTGTTAACTTATAGCAAGCAAAGCACTTATAGGCGAAAATTAGCTTGCTTCGCACCTATCCTTATTATACGCTGCTACGCAAAGGCTGGTAGGCTAGCTAGCCGTTTGTAGGCACAAAGGCGGGTTCTATGTCAAACACTCCGACGAATTTAACCCCTGTTGTAAAATCTGCCACGCCAACTTCCCCTGTCGTACCTCCCGACACGAAACCCGCCGTTGCCTCTCAGCCTGCCGTTGCCGCGAAACCCGCCGTGCCTGCCCCCACGATTGCCAAAGGCGTTTCACTGGACAAACTAGAGACATACGTAAGTGTTGGCATCTCGCACCCCGCCGCTCAGGCGCAGTACAAATTCAAAGGGACGTGCAACAAGTGCGGCTGGCAGTCGTTACAGCCGTCAAGGGAACTGGCCGTGGCAATGGTCAGGACGCACGCTCAGAAGCATCTTTTACAGGAGTAAGCGTAGTTTATGTCCGAAGGCAACCCTAGCTCGAAAGTACAGATCAAAATGGAGCAGATCGCCCGACTTCGTGTGTCGGCAATGGCTGACACGCGCGTGGCGCAGATAGTTGGCATTAGCTACGGAGGCTTGCAGCGTATTATCGCTCTGAAAGAGTACAAGGACCTAGAGCGTATTGTGCGCGAGGCGGTTGTGGGCAAAATGGACGATGCGTTAGAACGTCGTCGTATCGATGTTATGAAAGCCTCTAGCGAGTTGCAAGACGCTGTTCCAGATGCGTTGCGATTTATCATTGAGACTGCGAAACAGGGCAAAGACTTGCGTGCGAGGCTGATAGCGTCCAAGGAGTTGCTTGACCGCGATCCCAATGCGGCGTTTTGCAAATCGATTACCAAAGCGCGAAACCCTGACGGCCAAGTTGTGACAGGGCAGTTGCCTGAGCAAGTCATCGAGCAGGCCAAAAGAGAAGCCGAGCGAGCAGCGGAAGTCTTACTGCAAGTCCCAACGAAAGTGGCAAATGCCTAGGCTTTGTAAGGACGTCATGTTACGTTTCATTCCGAGCTCCGGTGGAGACCGTCTCGGGCGAGCATACGGTTACGTGACGTCCTTACACCCGACAAGGTTTCTGCATCCATAACCGGCGCTCGCCCAAAACTCCGCCGAAGGCGGCGAAGCCGCCGAAGGCGTTATTTAGCGTCTTGGGGTTAACATGGCAAACGACATTGCAGGACGACCTTGGCGTTTAGACACGGCTACACCGGGAGTGTCTATATTTAAGTCTTGGATAAAAGCCGCTCATTTTGAGTTCTCTGGTTACGGCGTCCAAGGATCGCAGTGCATTTTGCGTGACATCAACGGTCGTATAGTGTGGCAAGCGACCGGCGCGGCGGACCTTGAAGAGGTCCGTTCCGGCAAAGTGTCGTGGTTTCAAGGCTTAATTCCAGACACTATCGAAAACGGTGGGATTTGTCTGGTCTACGTAGAGTAGCCATGAAAAGACTAACTCTGGCCTTATTGCTGCTTACGTCTTTGTCCTTCGGACAAGGTTACAACGCCTTCCAGCGATCGACTTTTCCCGGTCCAAACGGTCCTGCGGTAGCACCTACCCTCCACGAAAATAGCACCATCAAATTCCACCAGTTATCTTGGTCGTTGATAGGCTCGCTTTCGACTTGCCAATTAGCCATTGACAGTTCACCTGACGGTGTAACGTGGACCGCCGGTGGGATAATCACTAGTCAAACTTGTACCTCTGCGGGCAACTCAACAATAGTCAACGCTAGCGCAAATTACATTCGTGTAAACGCTAATACCCTGTCAGGTGGTGGGACGTTATCTGTCACCTATACAGGTTGGATCAACGATCCTTCCGGTGGAGGAGGTGGCGGAGGAGGTACTTGGGGATCAATCACAGGTACTTTAAGTTCTCAGACAGACCTACAAGCTGCTCTAAACGCCAAAGCTGATACGTCATCGCTTGCGACAGTAGCCACAAGTGGTCTAGCGTCTGATTTGACAGGAACGCTTAATCATTCTGCTTTGCCTACTTTACTGTCAGGTGACATACCCAACAACGCCGCTAACACGACCGGTACGTCGTCCGGTATAACGACTAGTTTCTCCGCTCAGCAGTTTTTGGCGGGACCAGTCTTGGGTGGGTCTCCGACAACTTCCACCCCACGTTACATCGGTGGCAACGATCTTTTTACATGTGCCCCTAACGTTCAAACAACCACATCTTACACAGTTCAGACATCCGATCAAGGATGTCTAGTCATAGCTAATACCACGTCCGCCGCGTCATGGTCCATTCCTAGTGCAAACGCCACTGGATTTGGTTGTATCGCTACAAATTCCTGTTACATAACCAACATCTCAAATGTCACGAGCAACCCACTTACAATTACAGCAACGACAGTAAGTGGTAACACATCGACCTTTGATGGTACATCAAATATAGTCTTAAATCAGTTTCAGTCTGTAACAATTTATTCTGACGGAACTAATTATTGGACCCAACGTGGTGTGGGTGTTGTAGCGTCGGCGTTGACACAATTTTCACTGCCAGTAGCGACTAATGCTTTTGCAGTCACAAACTCGTTGTTTACCGATAATGGAACCAATGGTGCTTATAATGGTTCTGGAAACTTCACAGTCGCAGGAGCGGCTGTAGTCAATGGTGATTTGCATATTGGTGGAAAACTTTTTACATCCGGCTCGTTAGCTATTGACTCGCCAATTCCATCAAGTCCTTGTACGACTAGCGTCTCAGGTCACACTTTACTTTGTATAGACAACAATGGAGCTTTGTCTTACTCGAACTCCGGTGCTGCTCAGATAGAATTGATGACCAATCCTATGACTACGGCTAACGACGTAATCATAGGAGGAACCAGCGGAGCGCCAACGAGGTTAGCCAAAGGCGCCAACGGGACGTTTTTGGGTGTAAATGGTTCTGGAAACTTGGCTTACTCGACCGTGCCAAGCATTTCTGGAACGCCAATTACATCTGAAGTAGCCTTGTGGACCACTGCTACACAGTTAAAAGGTTCGACTGTAGCTGACATGAGTCAATTTCAGGCTTTTACGCTAAGTGGAGTTGATACATATACTCTAGCGGCTAGTTCTGGTTTGACTCCTACCAACAATGGTATATCAGGTACCGTTATCTATGCGTTAGCCAATACAAACACTTCGACCACTCCAACATTGACGATTACAGGATTTAACTCTGGAGCAGCCGCAACTATTGTTAAGTGTGGTACGTCGGCTCTGGTAGCAGGTGATTTGTTCGACGCTAGTGTTGCACAGTACAATATCTTGTCGTTTGACGGTAATGGTTTTTGGCACTTACTAAATCCAGTTCACTACTGTAACGCTTCTGGCACGGTTAGTTCGATAGCTACGACAAGCCCAATCACAGGTGGAACAATCACATCCACCGGAACAATCGCTTGCGCTACTTGTTTGACTGGTTCCAGTCCCGGCAATCACTTGATTATGGTTGGTCAGGGGACGCAAGCCTTAACGACTGTTGCTAGTGTAAACGACGCTTTTCTTGTTACAAATTCCTCTGGCGTACCGTCACTTGTTGCTGGATCGACAGTTATACAAGCTGGCACTAATATCACTGTTACAGGTACTCCTAGCACTGGAATCACAATAAATGCGACTGGTTCATTGAGCACTGCGTTAAGTAACGTCTCGGGTGCGACAGGTTCTAACACAGCAGCTAGCGGTAATAATCCAATCATTTGGAATTGGGCTCAGACGACCAACTCACAAACGGCATTTATATTTGGTGAGACCACTGCTGCGACAGGTACTAGTGATATAGGAGTAGCTTTTAAAAATCTGAGTGGTTCAACTGCCATTCCGTTACAGGTTAGCGGCGGGGGTTGGACATCTACTTCCGGTCAATCTCCAACTTCGTTGCAAATCAACCAGACTTGCTCTACGAATAACGTTTCTGCCGCAACTATTTTAGATGTTCAACAAGGTGGAACGTCACAATTTAGCATCAAAGAGTCTGGAACAGCTTGCGGCGGAGCGTACACCAATGTTGGAGCGGGTTCGGCTACACAAGCCTCGATCGTGTTTGGTGCTGATACGACTGGTGGTATGTATCGTACTGGAGCTAACTCATTTGCTTTCACCAACGGAACGAATGCTTATATAGCAACTTCGAGTTCTGGTGTAATAAAAGTTCCTAACGCTGGTTCTTTGTCATTTACTTCAAGCGCAACTAACGCTTTGGGTACAGTAGACACAGGAATATCAAGAGACTCGGCTGGTGTTCTATCTGTTGACAACGTTACCATTGGCGGTAACTTAGGACTTATACGCGATGCGAATTCTTGCAGAATAACTTCGGCTATAACGCTTTCTACATCCGCCACGACAGTTTGTTCTTATTCGTTACCAGCCGCGGCTAGGACGTGGGCGTGGAGTTGTAACGGGACTTATTCGATTACATCTGGGACTACACCTACCCTTACGGTGGGGATGAATGCTAGTCAGACTCCGACGTCGGAAACAGGCAATGCGTCAATTTATTCTACCCTGACGGGTACGAACACTCAAGGTACAGTAACATCGACTAGTAGTGGAAACCAGAATATCTTGACGGGAGCTGCCGTTACAACGATTACAAACGCTTTTTGGACCGCTTTTGGTACTGTACAAGCCTCGGGCACCGCTGGAACTTTTGCTATAACTGCTACATTAGGTGGATCATCGCCAGCCGGAACAATTGCGATAGGATCGTCATGTCAGATATACTAAAATTTTTGAGACAGCTTTTTTGTGTTGTCTTACTGCTTTGCAGTGCTGCTGTCGCGCAAATTGCGACTTTAAGTCCTACTGCGTTAGATTTTACTAACGTTTTGGTCGGGACTACGTCAGCTAGCAGAGTTGTTAATTTAACAAACGACGACCCTAGTGTATCTCTTACGATTTCTAGCATTGTTCTTACGACAGGCACTCAGTACACGATTTCTAGCAATAATTGCCCGACTACATTAGCCGCAGGTTTGAGTTGTCAGATCGCAATCACATTTACACCGTCTTTTGTGAATGTTTGGACCGACACGTTAGTAGTTACAACTAACGATCCTGGAAGTCCTGACACTGCTTCTATCACCGGACAGGGTGTAACTAACGTAAACTCACCGTGGTTGCCTATCGTCAGTCCGCTTCGAGCAATGGACTGGAGCATCTCAGGTGTGCAAGGGGGAATTCCAACCAACACGAACATTTGTCAGACATTTTCGCCGGGAGCTACCGCAGCGCAAATCGACGCAGCTTTAGTTTCGTCTGCGTGCGCTAACAAAGTCGTGTTGTTGAACGCCGGGACTTATTCGATTGGAGCACTCACTTTTGGTCATACGTCTAACGTAATTTTACGAGGATCGGGTGCGAATTCGACATTCTTGAATTTTACAGGCGCTGGTGTGTCGTGCGGCGGTCCTACAGCATTGATTTGCATGAACAGTTCGGATTCCACATATTATGGATCGAACTCTCCGAAAAATTGGACAGCCGGTTACGGTCAGGGTACAACACAAATTACGCTGAGTAATGTTACCGGAATTACGACAAGCAGTTTGCTGTTTATCAATCAGTGTGACGATGGATACTCAGGAACTCCCTGTGCGTTGCCCAACTTTCAAACGACGCATGTTTACAACGTAAACGACGTTATCACTCCACAAACCAACAATAGTGCTGGAGACAATTTTATTGTTACTATTGGTGGGACTAGCGGCGGTGCTAATCCTAATCCTTGGAACCAGACCGTAGGTGGAACACAAACGAGCGGCAGTGTTACGTTTAAAAACACAGGTCACTCGGGTAATGTGGATAATGGCAATTATTTTAACTCAGGCGACCAATGCGTTCAGGTTGGGACTGCTTGTCAGACGGGCACTTCGCAATCTGGACCTGACTCTGGCAACGGAACAACGTTACGATTTCAGACCGAGGCGCATACTATTGTTTCGATCGTAGGAAACGTTGTAACGCTTGGCGAGCCTTTGATTCATCCGAATTGGGCTTCGGGACAGAGTCCTCAAGCGTGGGCCGTGAGTCCATTGGTAAACTCGGGTATTGAGAATCTCTCCATCAATGGTGCCAGTGCCACGAGTGGTGCAGGGTTGCTCTTTTTTAATGTTAAAAATGTTTGGATAAAAAACATTCGATTGTTGAACACTCCTGCATCTGGTATTAGCATCTCAGACGCATCTCATTTTAACGTGCAAGATAGTTATATTTTTGAGGGTCAGGGACTGGATGACTTCGGTATTTCAACAACAGTCGTTTCTTACGGACTAATTCAGAATAACATCATCGAGCAACGAGCCGGGTCAATTATTGAAGAAGGTTCGGACGCAGGCACGGTAATTGCATACAATTTCTCTATTGACAACTGTAACTATGCTTATCACGTCTGTTCAGACGCATTAGGCAACGCTTATCGTCCACACTCGAACGGCACCGACTTCGATTTGCTAGAGGGCAACGTCGGCACGAACTACTACGCAGACGGCTCGCACGGCTCGCACTTGTCCTGGTCCGCATTCCGGAATTTCTTCACAGGATGGGAATCTTGTGGAATATCGAATTCAATCTCTCCTAACGGGCCGTGCGGGATTACATCAGCAAAAGATTTCGACACAAATGCCTCTTTATTCTCAGCTTACCAAGGCCGGTATCACCAATTCGTTGGTAATGTGTTAGGGACCCCTGGATATCATAATGTAAGTGGGGCTTATCAGTACACTAGTGGCATTAATAACAAAGCCATTTACAATGTCGGTGCTGGTTATGGCGGCTCGGGCACTGTACAAGACGCTCAAGTTGCTAACACACTGATGCGTTGGGGAAATTATGACATTTTCAACAACGCAAATAGATTTCTATCATCCGAAGTCCCAAGCGGTATTAGTGTCTACCCCAACAACATTCCACCTACACAAGCACTACCATCGTCATTTTATCTGACATTCAAACCGTCCTGGTTCGGTACACATGTTTGGCCTTCGATTGGACCGGACATCACTGGCGGAAATGTTGGTCAGTGTGCCGGGACACTTAACACGTCGGGCAAATATAACGGAGTCGCAGCCTCAAATAGTAGTCAATGTGCGGGAAGTTCTTTGACCTCACCCTCATGGGGCGGTCACATCAACCTGATACCGGCGATGGATTGTTTTTTGAACGTCATGAACGGTGCACCTGACGGTACTGGCACGGCGCTATCGTTCGACGCTAGTCTTTGCTACGTAGCAGTTACACCCCCGGTGGTATCGTTAAGCCGTACAAGTATCGTATTTCCGGGCAGAAACGTTGGAACCACAAGCTCATTAGCATTAGTCACTTTGACTAATACAGGTGGTTCTACTTTAAATATCTCTAGCATTACGATTACAGGAACCAACGCTGGAGATTTTGCGTTAGGTACAACTGGTTCTCCGTGCGGATCGACTGTCGTTGCAGGTGGGAGTTGTGCAATCGGTGTGACGTTTACACCTACAGCGTTGGGTGCTCGTACAGCTTCGATTTCTATTGCTGACAATGCAGCAGACACACCTCAGTTAGTAGCTTTGTCTGGTACGGGGACAAGTCCCTCTGCACCAGCAGTGACTCTATCTGCAACTAGTTTGACATTCGCTGGTCAGATAGTCAACACAACATCAGGTATCCAGACTGTAACACTGACTAATTCAGGCACCGCCAATCTAACATGGACATCTCTCTCGATTACGGCTGGTTCTAGCGATTACGCTTTGCCAGTTGGGTCTAGTAATACCTGTACCTCACCGTTAGTAGCGGCAGCTAGTTGCTTGATCGGTGTGAATTTTACACCGACTACAACAGGAACTCGGACGGGGACTGTTACGTTGTCCGACAATGCCTCAGGTGCTCCGCATACGATATCTTTGACTGGTACAGGTATCCAAGGTGGATTGTCGTTTAGTCCGACGAGTTTATCTTTTGGTAACCAAACCATCGGTACGTCTGCTGTTTTGCCTATTACAGTCACGAATATAGGCACAGCTACAATTTCTGGCATCGTAATCTCAATTACAGGAACGAACGCGTCACAATTTTCGCAAGCTAACAATTGCGGAACTTCGCTACCAGCATCTAACACTTGTGTTGTAAACGTGACTTTTACGCCTACATCAGCGGCGTCGTTTACAGCGAATGCTCACTTTGTGTTCACGGGAGGTACTGGATCACCAGCCGACGTTCCATTGACGGGAACTGGTGTAGCTACTGTCAATAACACAACTTATCAAGGAGCGGGAAGTATACCGACAGTGTGGAAGGGGCTTGCATCGGGGCCGATTCCAGCGAGCTATTTCGGACTGCATGTTAACGGCGGCGTAGCGAATTGGCCTCCGTCACAAGGATTTACAAGTTTCGGAACCTTGCGGTTGTGGGATAACGGATCACACTCTGCTGGAAATCCTACGGAATGGTCTACATCGTATGTATCGGGAACTGGACTGAGTGCGTCGTACAACTTTACCAACCTAGATTTATGGTTGGCGTTGATGAAAACTCAATGTGCGCTCGTAAGTGGGCAGTGTCTTACGATTATGAATTTGGGTCGTACACCGCAAGTGTTTAGTCCGTATCCGGCTGAAACACAGTGCGGTTATCAGACTGACGGGCATGGACAATGTTACGTACCGTATGATATTACGAACGTAGGTGGTGGGACACCTCCGGCTTGTTGGGTAAATTCAAGCACATGTACGACTGGTTGTTATAACCAAGAGACTTGCAACGGGGACGCGTCTGGCACGAACAACAACTGGAAAGGTTGGATTACAGCATTAACGAATCATTGGGCTGGTTTATCGTCTGGCACTTATCAGTTAGACAACGTCGTGTTCGAGCCTTGGAATGAAACTACTAGCGATTTGAAAGTGGCTGGTGCGGGACAGTGGTATAATCGCAATTACACCACGCAAATCGCCAAATTGGTTACTGACGCATCGACTATCGTAAACTCAGCTAAAGGTTCGCTACGTTGGTACGTTAGCACTGCTAACACGACTACATGGAATCCTAACAATGTGTCGGGCGGACACGCCGTTACACAATGGCAACATAACTTACTAGCCGTGACAAGCGTACCTCCGGCTGTAAGCGCATTGTCGTTTCACTGTTACGTGTCGAATGTAGGACTACCTCAAGGACCAGAAGAAACAGCGCGTATCATGATCGATCAGAATTTTGGTATGCGTTCGTCATCTATAGTAGGTAGTCAAGCTGGTAGTACGTACACGATGTACAATTCAGAGTGTGCTTGGGGGACTGGGGCTAATCTAACTGACCCGGACCAACAAAAGTCGTATTTGGCACGGACGTATTTATTAGGATGGGCAGCAGGATCGTCATCTATCGCATGGTACACTTGGGATTTGAACAACGGTGAACAGCTTTGGCAGCCGACTGCGTCGGGTAATTGCACTGATACGGCAGATGTTACTTCTGGAGCACTTTGTCCGGCTGGTATCGCTTATAAGGCTGTTTATACTTGGATGGTAGGAAACACTCAACTAGGTCCGTGTGCTGGACCTTTGAATACAACCACGTCCAACGGCGGAACACCCTTTCCCAAACCGGGCGTCTGGCAATGTGCGTTTCAGTCTCCAACTGGCGCTCTGAGTTTGGCTGTATGGGACGCGTCACAAACATGCAACGCGGGCGTGTGTACGACGTCGACATTTACAGTCCCGGCTCCGTATAATCAATATTCTGTACTTGAGTCTCCTTCAAATTTCACTTTCGCACCCTCCGGGAGTCATATCCAAATAGGAATCAAACCAATCTTGCTTTCTGCTCAAAGTGGTAACTCACCAATCCTTCCGCAAGTTTGGATTAATTCTCACGAAAGTGATGCAGGCGAAACTTTCCGTGGTATTTGGTCAAGTTCGACGACCTACGGTCTTGGTCCGTTGTTGCACGACCCAATTTTAGGCGATATACACAGACCTGACTCGGTCGTGTTGAATGGTGTGGAATACGTCTCTCTCCAAAACTCGAACACTAACCACACTCCGCCTAACGCTACTTGGTGGAAGGTAAGCACTTACGATTCTGTGTTGTTCATAGGGACTAGCTCAAGCGGATGTCCGGGTAACGCTAGTTCGACTTGTAATTATTTTAGCACAAACTGGAATAGTTTCGATAGTATCATTGCTGATCATTGTCTAAATGGTAATAAGCTATGGCACGCAATTGTCACACATGACATTACGATTACTGATCCCGGTCCAGAGAATCTAACAGCTTGTGGTCAGACCAAAGCTTTAGTATTTGAGAGCGACACGCCAAATCCTCCCGGAATACTTGTTTGCTCGGGAGGTATTCAAGACAACGTTACAGGATCGACTGACGTAGGCGTTCGCAATCCCGGATGTACTAGTACATGGGCGAGCGGTGCTGGCTCAATTCACAATATGTACCATATGACATACACAACAGGTGCTTGTACTGGATCGAGTTGTGGATTTCAGGCGGTGGCTCTAGATAGTTCTGGAAATGGGCCAAGTTGGTATGTGTTCAAAGACTTGGATCTTTATCCGAGTTTGGTAACACCTATTACCGGAGTTAGTTTAACTAACAATGGCACTGTTACGACGATGACATTTGCGTCTGACCCTGGTTTTGGTACGAACACTTTTCTCAAAATCGTAAATGCTACCGATTCTACGTTCAACATTAGCGGAGCTAAATCTACTCGTGTTGACTCGTTACATTCTACAATTCCTCAAACCGGTACAGGAGCCAGTGCCACAGGTACCGTGTCACGTCCTCTTAGCTCGATTCCAGTCTTAATCAATTCTACTGTATTTGGTTCTGTTGCTAGTCAAGCTAATCATATTGGCTTCGACCGAGTATACGTGCATGGAGACTCAACCGACGCTGCTATAGGCAACAATACGACACCAGACTTCTACACGTTTAATTGTGGCTCTTGTTGGATTATGAATAGTTACTCGGATGGCGGAATTTGGCCGGGTAATGAATCACATGCTATTATCGTTTCTCAAGCGACAGGACCTCAAAAAATAGTGCATAATTGGCTTGAGGGAATGTCGAGCGGTTATTTTATGGGAGGGGCAAACAACGTTCCACTTCTGCAATTTACCGCGAATCAAGATGTAGAACAAAGACGTAATGTGTTTACCTATCCTGCGGCGTGGCTTGGCAAACCTGCGTCTTTTTGCGAAGGACAAAGTTGTGTTAGAAAAAATTGCAATGAGCAGAAAGGAGTCGCGCGCGAAATTGCGGACGGTAATATTTGTCAAGACACCGATCTTACGGGAGGTCAAAACGGAATCGGATTTACATGGGCTGTGCGTCCTTGTTCAGCTAGCAAAAACTGCGATGATTATAACTCAACTCTAAGTGATCTTACTGTCACTAATAATATTGTACGTGGTACGTGTCGAGGTTTTGGATTAGATGGAGCGTCTGGATTAGACGCTGGAATCAGTCCGGGCACTTATGCTCGTCGTTTGTTATTTCGAAATAATCTTGTTTATAATCAAGGGCTGAGTCTGGCGTGGTGTCAAAACGGAACAACGGGCAGCACACCAACAATGGGAGCGGCTCAGTTTGTATTTAGTGCCGCGCTTACGACAAGAGATGGTACAGGGACTAGTGCTACTATCGATCTTAGCACCGTACCTCCAATTCAGCCTGTGCAAACAGGCTGTAGTGCGACTGGAGATGGAACACATGCGACGTGGACTTGTTCTAGCTTCTCGCCAGTGTGGGTGTTGGGAGCGCCTTTTACTGTCTCTGGTTGTACGCCTGCCACGGGCTACAACGGGGCTCAAATCGTAACGGGAGCCACAAGCACGACAGTATCGGCGGCTGAGAACACAACCGCTGCTGCTACTGGTTGCAAACTTACGCAAACGACTTACTGTCAAAACGGCGGAGGGGGAGTAGGTTGTAAGCAGTCGATGATTACAACTGGCGATCCGTTATATGTATTTAATTGCATTGCACCGTCAGGATCAGAGGATACAAGTTTTGAGGTTGGTCCTGCTCCTCCTTTTACGAACGCTAGCGCATCTATTCCGACAGCGTTGAGTGTAACTTATCTTAATTCTGGGACTGCGAATGCTACTGCTCGGTGTAGTTTGGCGATCAACATAGGTTATCCTTTGGATACGACCTACAATCATAACACTTTTGCAACAGATTTTAGCTCAAACGGTCCTACGTCAGTTCAAAGTCAGAGTACTTCTCCATACTCTAAACGTGTTACGATTACTAATAATTTGTTTGATGGTGCGGGAATGAACGGTGACGCTGGACCGCCAGAAGGTACTCAGTTTGAAGTCGGTCGGTATGATGTAGGATCAGCTAACATACACCACAACGTTTGGAGTGATCGTGTAACTACGTTAGTACGGACGAATAGCGCAACTTGCAGTTCGACCGTATTAGGCAACGGTTGTACGGTGCGATTGGGCGACTGCGTACAAGGACAAGGTGTTATACGTCGATATTGTGCTGTAAGCGTCACAAGTCCTAGTACAACCAGTGCTACAGCGATATCTAACTTCCCGACTACAAAAGCAGCCTGTGTCACCGATGGAAATGTGATTTGGCAACTAGAGTCGGGTTTGCTACCGACTAGTGGCGGTGTGAATCCTGGTATTGACTACACTGAGTATGGTGGGGCGAATAACAACGTCCAACCTCCAGTGACAATGTTTTTCGGTTACACTGGCTATTGCTACGGATCGACTGCCGATCCAAGTTGTATGGGATATCTTGGTGGTTTGAATCAACCAACCACAGGGTCGTTCGGAACTTGTACAAGCGGGAAACCATTGCCAAGTCCGATTGCAAACTTTTCCGACTGGCATAATTACGCACTTGATTCGACTAGTAGTTATCACAACGCTGCGTCGGATGGGTCTGATATGGGAGCGCATATGTCTGACATCGACGCTGCTCAAACATCAACACAGTATGTTTGTCAAACTGCGTGCGGAACAGGTCCGTACCCGGACTAATTGTATGAAAAGACTGGTTATATTGTTACCACTTATGTCGTGTTTGGTTTGGGCACAGACTGTGACTCAAACTATCACCGTAAGGGATGCCGACTCGCAATTGTGGAAAAATGGCACTTGGAGTGTGTTTTTAAGCGTTCCGCCGGGCCAATTTCCGCCGTCAAAATATTTGATAACGCTTAGTCAGGTGCCGGTGCCGAATCAGACTCAAGCTGGTGCTATCGACGGAAGTGGTCTAATATCACTTACAGTGACTCCTAACGATGCCATATCACCAGCTAACACAATTTGGACTATGAGTGTTTGTCCAAATGCTACATCGCAATGTTTTCAGCAATCTTTCTCATTTACTGTGACTAGCTCTGTGACAATTACACCACCGGCTATCAGAATACCAATCGCCAACCAACCTCCGCGTGTTACGGCTTACGCCGATGGCGAGATTACAGGTTGTGCTCAGGGTAACTATTACTACAACACAACCGACAATCTGATTCACTACGCTACTAATAACACGAATTGTGGTTGGACTACGTTATCGGCAGGAAGCGGAAGTGTAACTAGCTTTAGCTCAGGCAATTTGACACCGTTATTCACGACGAGTGTGTCTAATCCAACAACGACACCAGCACTTTCATTTGCTTTTAGCAACGCGAACGCAGGAACGGTGTTCGGTAACAATACTGGAAGTCCGGCTTCGCCAGTATACTACACGCCTAATATCACTGGAGGGACAGGAATAAACGTAAGTGGCTCATGGCCTAGTCTTGTAGTTGCTTCGCAGTTTACGCTGACCGGGACGTTGAATAAAGTAGCTCAATGGACTAGCACAACTGCGTTAGGTTCGTCAAGTTTGTCGGATGACTCTACGACTGTATCTACGACGGAAGCTTTAAGTGCTTTGAGTTTGACTGCGACAGGACTAACTCCTGGTGGGTGTGTACAAGCTGGATCAGGCGGTCTGCTTACGACACCATCTTCGACAGCTTGCGGCGGTGGAGGTGGAGGTATCACCGGCTCTGGTACGGCGGGCAGAATAATGAGATGGAACACAAGTTCCACCGCTACAAACTCCACATTGACGGATAATGCTAGTCAAGGAATTACACAAAATCTACCTGTTGCGATTACAGATACATGGCAGGTAAGTTCAGCCACAGGTGGAGCTAGTGATTGGATTTTCCAAAGTGAAGGTTTATGGCAGGCTCAAGGTGGATCGTCTGGCACTGCCACCGCTTCCGCGATCGAGGTACAGCAATCCGGGACGAATGGTGGTGATGTGATCTTGACTCCAGGTGGAATAACTAGCGGAGGTGGTCATGACGGTGATGTCTTTGTAGCTAGAGGTAATATGTCTTTGCTTTCAAGTACACAAGCGAATCTAGGCACTCCGGCTCACGGGAACGGGTTGAAAATTTGTAGTAATTGTTCTCAAGCCTCTGGAGCGTCTTGTGCATCCGGTGGTACAGGAGCGTTAGCTGCTTATTTCAACGGAAGTTGGCATTGTTTCTGATGGAAATTTTTAAACCAATCCCGACTGGTAAGTTGCAAGACGACGCTTTGCTGCGTGCGATTAGGCTTAATTCGCTTGGTTCGTTGTTCTATTTCTTGTATGTCGCTTTACGACGCAAGAAACTTTCAGCCTCTTTGCATTATCCGTTGTGTTTGAAGTTTGAGCGAGACCACATACGCGATGTAATCGAGATACCACGTGATCATTGTAAGTCGACCTGCGCTGGCGAAGGTTTACCAATGTGGCGTAGTTTGCCTGTGTCTAAGCAGGACATTGACGAATTCTACGCTTATGGCTACTCAGACGAGTTTGTTAGATGGATTTGCAAGATTCACAACCCGGACTTGCGTAATCTGTTAGTGTCTGAGAATATTACCAACGCAGCGAAGCTTGGTAAGAAGATTCGATGGCATTTTGAATCGAATGGTTTGTATAGATCGTTATTTCCTGAGACTTTGCCAGACTCATCTTGTACTTGGACCGATTACTCGTTGCATGTGAAACGTCCTCAAAGCTCGACAGGTGGCGCACATGGCGAAGGAACGTTCGATTTCATGGGTGTTGGGTCAGCGATTCAGTCTCGGCACTATAACGGTTTGTTGGTTGAGGACGATCTGGTTGGCCGCAAAGCGATCGAATCGCAGTCTATTATGGATAAGACTGTGGAGTATCATCAGTTGTTAGTTGGTGCGTTCGAGAGTGATGACACGTTACACGAGAACGATGAGCTTATCATTGGCAATCGTTGGTCGTATCATGACTTGAACAGTTACATGCGTGAGAATGAAACGTGGTTTAGATTTGAGTCGCATAGTGCCTTGGGCGGATGTTGTTCTGTGCATCCTCCTGACACTCCGATCTACCCAGAGATGTTTACGTTTGAGAAACTCATGCAGCGCAAAGCGCGTTTGGGAGCGTTCAACTTTAGTTGTCAGTTTTTGAACAATCCTAGTGCGCCCGAGAACGCCGACTTTCGTAAAGAGTGGTTGCAGTATTTTAAACTTGTGTTTGATGTGGACAACACTTGGAAGATCGTACACGAAGTTAATAACGGCATCGTCCGAAAAGACTTAGCACGTAACAGACTTGAATTGGCTATGACCGTTGACCCTAATCACTCTGGCAATCAGGGACATGGTCGTTGTAGACACTCGATTATGGTTACAGCCCAGTCAGACGATGCTCAGTTCTATTTACTTGAGTCATGGGCGCAAGCGTCTAGCTACGATGCGTTTTACAACAAGATTTTTGAGATTGCGAAGAAGTGGGGTTTGCACCGTATCGGAGTTGAGACTATCGCCGCACAACGTTATATCGCACACCATATTCAACACTTGTCCGTGACCAAGAATTGGTCCGTGCGGATCGACGAACTGCGTGGTGAGGTTGAGGCGCCAGATGGGACTTTGTCTCATAAGAAAGAATGGCGTATTAGAAACGTTCTAGCACCCATCTTTGAACAACAGAGATTTTGGTGCCAACGTACTCAGTTAGACTTTATGAACGAGTACGAGACTTTCCCTAAAGGCAAATACGTCGATCAATTAGATGCCTTGGCGTATGCGCCACAGTTATTGCATGAGCCTATTGATTACAAAACCCACATGCATCTACTGCAACTTAATCGGAGCGGAATGGAACGGCTTGGCAAACCGTACTCCGCTGGAGCCCTAGTTCACTAGGAGTCGATCATGTCTCAGCAGCATTGGACATACGATCGTGAACAAGAAATTCTTGAACGACTGCGTAAATTGCAGGAGGAACAAGAAGAGCTTGAAGCAGGTCAAAGTACGGAACAGGCGGAACTTAAGCAAATTTTGAAAGATTTGCAGGTTCTAAAACCACGGTTGGCGTTTATCAAAGTTTTCTTTGGAGGAAATATGTCAGCAGGTCCTGTAACACTCAACATTGGGCAAAAAACCACTGCGTCGGTTGTGGGGTTCGATCAGAACGGGCAGCCGTTCAACGGTCCTATTCCTACACCGTCGTATTCGATTGACGACACTTCATTGGACTCGATTGCGACCAGCACCGATCCTTCGCAGGAGGATGTAACGTCTCTTGCCGTAGGCACGGCTAATCTGACGGCGACTGTGACTGGCCCCTCGGGTCCTTTGACCGACACCGAGCAGGTGATCAACGTCTCACCGCAGGTGTTGTCATCGGTGAAGATTCAGTTCTCAACCCCTCAGTAGTGCAAGTTAGGGAGGGGGTCGCAAGCCCCCTTCCTGTGTTAAAAACTAAGAAAGGAAGTAACACCACCATGAAACATTGGCAAACGACGTTGTTCGGAGCTTTAGCCGCAGCAGGGACATTGCTGCAAGGTGGTAAAGGTGTTCTAGGCTTGATCGGTCACATCTTGGTGGTAGCCGGGACATTGGGCCTAGGCACGACGGCAGCTGATGCGTCACAAGTCAAGGATTAGTAATGGACCCTCAGAAGATACAACTCGTTCCGGGTAGCGATGGCGAACTTCGTTTGAAGAATTTTCTTCGTCAGCGCGTTAAAGCTATTCGTGAAGGGTTGAATGAGCTACATACTAACAAACTTGTCGTTTGGCGTAAGGCTTATGAGGCGGTGCCAGCGGAGAGAGTTAGAGAGTTTCCCTGGCACAATGCCTCAAATTTGGTTGTTCCTATTATTGCCATACACAGCGATACTCTATTGGCACGGGTTATGTCGGCTATTATTAAGACTAAACCGTTGTGGATCACTCGTGTTATTGGAGATCACGGTGAGGAAGCGGATGGGTGGAGGTCTGGGTTAGAAGAATATGGTAACTATGTAGGACTGGAGCCTCAAGAACTTGATTTGTACCGAGTGTATCACGAGTGGTTTGGTGAGGCGATTAGGTTAGGGACGTCAATTGTGAAATCGCCTTGGATTCGGAAGGTGGAGGATACTCTAGTTCCTGCGGGCGATGGAATGGGAACTAGCTATGAATTCGATCGTAAAACTACCTATGAAGGTCCTAGACCGGAAAAGATTCCGTTTGAGGATTTTGGTATCTCACCTGCGGCTCGTACAGTGGAACAGGCCGATTTTAAGTATCACAGAATTCGCTTGCAGCGTCACGAGATTGAAGAGCGGGTCTTTAGACGTGTCTACGACAGTGCTCCTGCTACGGTGATACTCAAACAGCCGGATCGTACTAGCCCGGACTACGTTAGGGCACAGAAAGAGATGGACGCAGGCGCGCGCACGGTGACATCCTACGGATGGGCTGAGTGGGATATCTACGAATGTCATGCGTTTTACAAAGTAGACACATCGCATTACTGTAAGATTATCGCATGGTATCACGAGAAGTCAAACGAAATCCTACGAGCGTTCTACTTCTACTACCCGGAGGAGATTTTCGTTGCCGCTCGTTTGTTTTATCGTGATGACATGTTTCATGGTTATGGTTTCTGCGAAACGTTGTCGATGTTGCAGGAAGAAATATCGCAGATACACAACCAACGTCGTGACAACATGACCGTTGCGAACATGAAAATGTTCCGCGTGGACCCAGATAGCAAACTGCATCAAGGGTATAAGTCCTATCCTTCGGCTATGCTACCTGCTCGTGAAAACGAGATCGAACCGTTGGAGTTTGGCACTCCTGTTGTGGGAGAGATAGACAGTGAACGACTCACGCTTGAATTGGCAGAAAAACGTTCTGGCGTTTCACCACCGATGCAAGGGTCTGGAAGTGGTTTTAATACCAAACGAGGAGTCTACACGGCAATGGGGACTTTGTCCTTGTTGCAAGAAGGTAATACCAGAACCGATCTTAACGTCACCGATATTCGTTATGCACACACTCGATTGGGAAGGTTACTCTTTCGAGAATATGCAGAATTCGGAAATGACTCTGAGTTCCAAGACCGACGCTTAGCGATGTTTGGTAAGTCTGGGGATAGGATTAGACAGGCGTTAGAGGCACTACGTGATAACAAGGTTGCGATACCTGTCTACGGAAGTACGGCTAGTGTCAACCGGGAGGTTGAGAAGCAAAACGACTTGATGCTTAGCACGTTGATGACTCGTCATTATCAAACCATCACACAAATGCTGCAAGCTGCTCAGAATCAGATGCAGTCACCGGAGTCGCAGCAGTATTTGAAAGATGCTATTAAATCATCTAATTTGCTTATGCAAATGGTCATTAGGCACTTTGGTTATGACGAAGTCGAGCGTTTGGTGCCTGAGCCTAAGCTGACGCAGCCGCAGGGCGGGCAGCCTCAAATGGGTGCGATGACAGGACAACCACAGCAACAGCCACAGCTAGGTCCGGGACCGCAGGCTGGTAATGGCGAACCAATGCCTCAAGTGTTACCGTTTCCGATCAACATGGCGCAGAGGTAATTATGTTGCTTGATGCTTGGTTTAGTAACAAAGCGGAAATAAGACACGCTTTAAGCTCTCCCGGAGGACAAGTTTTTCTGGAAGGCTTACGTGAATGGCGTGAGTATCACATTGGTCGTATGAAAAACGCGAAGGACCTCTTAGAGCTAGGTCGAGCGCAGGGGGCTTTAGAGGTAGTTGATAGGTTGTTAAATCTAAGAGAGGAATTGTCAAAATGATGGCTTTCTGGAACAGAGATGAAGTACCGCCGGAGTTGAAAGACTTGACTCCACAGCAAATAATCGAGCAGCTTAAAGCTGCCAAAGACGCAACGGCTAAAGTCACCGAGCTTGAAACCGCCGCCGCTGCGAGCAAAACGGAGTTTGAGACTCTTAAGACTCAAGCCGACGCTCATGCAGCGAAGCTAGCTGAGATCGAAAACGCTCGTCAAC